AGAGACGTTTTCGCTGCGGATAAATCAAAAACACTGGTTTCGTGTAATCCGTGCATTCTTGCAAGAATCTTACGTGCAACGGGTGATAGTGGTACGTCCCTTGTTTCGCTGTTCTTAGTTTTGGGTAGGTGTACATGCAATGGGTAAACGTGCGCCCATTGCAGGCCCAATATCTCACCCTGACGCATTCCAGTTGACAACGCAAACAAGAGCGCCCAAGCTACCGAATTGCGACCATGCTCCCGGTTTGGATAGCCAAGTTCCCGCAACAAGCCACGCACCTCCACCCCGGCAATCGTTCGCGTCCTGCTGGCTGAACTTTTTGGACGGTCAACCCCGTCGCATGGGTTTTTGGTGATGTAGCTCCATTCGATTGAGCAACACCGCTTGAACATTAAATTGACAATCTTCAACTCCCGCAGCGCCGTAGCGGGTTTGACTGTTGCAAGCCTTGCGTCACGCCATGCGATGATGTGGCCGTGCGTTACCTTGGAAAGCGGTATGTCTGGGAATTGCGCCTTGATCGCCAGAACCCTGCCATGCTCTCGGTCAGAACCCCTGTGCTTGGGGGTTTCTTCGTCTAGGTAGCGGCTGAAGGCTTGGTGGGTCGTGACATACTCTGAAATGCGGCCACTTCCGATAGCTCGCATTTCATTTGCGCGAGTCTCTGCCCATGATTGGGCTTCGCGCTTCGTTGGGAAAGTGGCTGAATCACGCTCACCCTTTACGGTGATGATGATGCGCCATGTACCCTCGCTGGTTTTGGTTGGAGTCGCCATATTGACCTCTAAAATCCGTGCAGATTCCGGAAGTTTGATTCACGGATTACACGATTATGGCGATGTTTCCGTGGTAAATCATTGTGTTGTAGCTATAGAAAGCTATTTAACAATGAAACCAGCGGCCCGAAAAGGGCCAGTGAAAGGCCCTATTCATGCGGGTTTGTGATGTTTTCCGTGCATATTCCGTGCAGACTCCCAAGACAATACTTCCACCCGCAGCCAGCGACCACGGCAACGCTCCGGGATTTCCCTGCGGTTTTCCATTGCCCTTAGTGTTTGGCTTGTCACCTGGTATCTGGCCTGCATCTCGTCCTGACCAATGTATGGTGATAGGTGGGCCACCAGCGCGGCAACCTCTCGGCGCAGTAGTTCAATCTCGCTCATTTCTTATCCTCCTTTTTCTTGCCAAAGATGCGCTCCCAGCTATCCCGATATTTCTGCGGATCGGTTGGGCGTTGTTTGTCGCCTTTGCCTGCGGTCATTTCAAAGCCCTCAACTGCTCTCCGATCCACACTGAAGCCTGCTCCCAAGAATCGAATGCCGCCCAATCCTGAATAGGCGAGTAGTCTGTCCCCGCTCGCATTGATTCTGGGCGCACGATGTACCCAACTTTCGCTTTAGTTATTACAAATGTCATTTATTCCTCCATTCCCTAGATCGTAAAAGTGCAGCCAACTCGCGCTCCCAGCGTGTCGGCTTGCGCGGTTTCGGTGGTGTGATTTGTCGCGGTTCTCTCCAGTGAAAAGCATTCATAGCAACCCCGCCCACATACCGACTGCGGCCTTGCGTTGAGATTGCGGGCGCTGCACCGTGAGGATCGTCTTGTTGCGCTCATACGACTTGCGGCACACGGTGTTATGGTCAACACGCTCTGGTCGCACAGCGTCAGGCCGCCACTTTCCAGCGGCGTAGATCGGCACGAGCTGGCCCTGCTTGCCGCACTCCTGACGCTCGTAGTGCTGGATGTAGACCAAGCCGCGCACTCGCAGTCTGCTCACACTGTCTTTGATTGACATGCGAGTCCTGCCGGTTAGTGGCACCAGCTCCGCTGCGCTCATGCCGCCGATCTCCGTGATCAGGCGCAGCACTTCGTTTGAGAGTGTGGGGGTTCGTCCTGTTGAGGGTTTCATTGCTGCTCTCCTTGTGGTGCTGCACCGGCTGCGAGAAACAGCGGGGTGACTTTCGGGAACATATTTGCCAGCCACAATTCGCTTTCAGGCGTAAGGTCAACTCGACGCATACCCTCTTGCGCGTTACCGACACTGTTCCATGTTTTCAGCCAGGCCACCGGCTCCTGCTGCTCAAGGTCTGCCTTTGTGTAGCAGTGCTTTTCCTTCAGCACACTCAATTCGTGCCGCAGGTTGTCAACTTCCAACGCTTCAGCAATAGCTGCAACAGAGGCGTCTTTAAGCGATTTTTCAAGTTCATCACGCTCCACCTTGTGCGCTGCTGCTTGGGTATCAGCGGCTTTGCGGTACTCGTCGCGGTCGCTTGTGAGGTCGTCAATCCTGTTTTGTAGCGCCTCATTCTCAGTCCGCAAAGCATCGTTGCCGATGTGCTTGACGTGGAGCTTGCAGCGGTCGAGTTCGTCACGGAGTTCGTCACGCTGCACCCAAAGGTCATTTACTGTCTCAGAGGCTGCAAGGTGCAGTATCTTGGTCTGGCTGAGTTCGGCTTGCAGTTCTTGGATTGCATTCGCGGCGGCGTCTGCCACCTTTGCAAAGTCGAGATTCAGGTTTCGTTCACGGGAGATTGACGCACCTTGCGAGAGCATGGCAATCAGTTCATCGTAGTTTTTCATGACTGCACCACCCGAGAAAGTATTGCACGAATAATGTCCATCACCTGACGTGCCTCCCTGTTTGCTGCGTAACGGTCTAGTTCAGTTTGAGTGTATTTTTTCATGGTGTTTCCTCTCTGTCGCATTTTGGGTATCCGCATTGCACGTTAGGTAGTTGGCACCCTCCCGGCATCTGGTGGTGTCGGCAATGTCCAGTGGTGTACTTTGGCTCACACGGCGCATCTAGTAACGCTCTGAGCTTGTTCATACTGCGGACAAATGCCACAGAATCCAGACCATCGAATTCAATCAGGGCTTTTGCGAGTAGCTCGCGGGGAACGAGAATGTGGCTCATGGTGTTTCACCTTTCATTGCTGCGTCGATTTCTTTATCAAGCTGTTCACCCGATAGCCAAAATCGCTTCTTGTCGTCGGCAGCGTGGTCAAACACTCCGATGGTGAAGTCACCGCAGTAGTCACGCAGCCACCGATACCGTTCCGCATCTTTCTCAAGCTGTTCGATACGCTGGGCCAGTGCTGATCGGGTTGTGATGTTGTCCTTCAGCCTTTTCAGGCTAGGCTCTCCTAGCGTCATGCTTGCGGCTACAGCGTATGCATCAGCCAGTTCCATTGTCGTTTTCATGTTGACAGTTCCTTTGCAATTGCCGCAGCCATAGTGCTGCACTCCGGGAGGTATTGAGATAGATCAAGCAACAGCGCATCCTTGCGATTGATGGCAGCGCGGAGCACTGTGATTTCAGCTTTCAGAGTGATGATTAATTCTTCTGCTGCTAAATCTCGGAATCGCTGAGACATGGTTTTGATAGTGGTCATTTCAACTCCTTCTTGTCCGTGTAAACACGCACCTTGCCCGTCTTGGTGACATACACCTGAACGTGGGCCTTTGGTGTGTCCACCGCAATAACAACCCACCCAACACGGTCGTCTGACATGCAGCGCGTTACCTTCGCCGCGCCGTACTGGAAACCAAAATCAATCTCTGCGTAGGGGATGGTCATTTCACTTCTCCTTTTTATAGAGTGGATACGCATAGCAGCTACCACCACAGCGGCGTGCTTCGTCTTTTGCATCGTCCTCTGCATACTCACCAGTCCACATGCGCGAGCAGCCTTGTATGGCCCATGCGTGGGGTTCTTGCACCTCTGCTTCAAGCCTTGCAAGTGCTGCGTAGATCGTCCTACGGGCCACGTTGTACCGATCAGCAATCACCTTGCCAAGCACACCCTGCGAGATAAGCGCGGAGATTTCACGCGCTTGGTCGTGGCTCAACTTGCGCGGTGCGTGTACGCGGCGTTTTCCACCGTGTCCGTTCACTGCGCAATCCCCGAACGTGCATCAAGGTGCTTTGCAGGCTTGTAGCGCGGTTGCTTCATCAAGTCGATGCCGTTGCTGCTGGCCTCTCCTTCTTCGCGCTCTCGCGTTGTGTAGCCAATGCCACCCATGCGCCTGAGTTGAGTTGGGTTTAGCTTGTCTTTTGGCACGATGTTTTGCAGATTTGGTTTCATGTTTTGGCAGCGCGAGTAGTAAGTTTCAGCGCCTGATTCTTTTTTCCGGTAGTAGTACGCAAGCTGGGGGCTGATCGTTTTTATCGGCGCTGGTTTGTAATGGATGGTCATAAAAAAAGCCCCGACTTGCAGGGCTGTTTGTTTAGGCGGCTAGGCGCATTTGATCGGCTTCGGCAAAGGTCATTCGCTGGTAGGCCTCCCGCGTGGCTCTTACGTCACGTTTGCAATATTCGACAACCTCCAGCAATCGACCGTCTGCAACCGCTTGACCCACCATTGATCCATCCATGTCACCCTTGGGCGAAGGGATGCCCAATGCCATGCATAGCTTGTCCAGGCTGATGCGATTGCCATACCCGGCAAACTGCGTCATGGTGTCGTAAATCTTCGCGTCCCATGATTTCGCTTGTGCTGCCATGTTGATGATTCCGTGCGGACGGATGCCATTCACCACATACCGTTGCCACAGAAAGCGCAAATCAAACCCGCTGACGTTGTGACCGACTACTGTTGTCGCGCTGTGCATATTGCGCGGGATCTGGTCAAGCACCGCATTGAAGCGGGTCAGCACATCAGCCTCGTTAAGCCCGTACACGGCATCAGGCTCGCCCGTGTTGTGCAGGTCGTACCCAATGACGCAGACTTGACCGAAAGCACCGTCTAGCCCGGTCATGCTCACAGCGTCATCAATCGCGCCTTGCTTGCTTTCCTTGTGCCATTTTTCGATGGTTGCCGCAACGCTCATGGTCTTGGGCGGCTTGATGGTGGCGGCAATGTAGTCGCGCACTGATTGGCTGGATGCCGGGATGGTTTCAATGTCTATGATGATTGCGTTGTTCATTTCTCTACTCCTTGGTGTTGGTCGGGATTTACCTGCGTATTCGATTGACTAAACAATGCGTCAGCAGGTCTATGCATCTCTGATTTATCCCGGTGCGGTAAGCCGCTTCTCAGTTCATCCAAGGTGCTACCTTGGCATCAATCAAAATGGGATCGGGTCTGAATCGTTTGCAAAGTCCATGTTGTTTGGCGTGTATGGCTCTTTCTTTGCTGGTGCTTGCTGCTCACGCTTGCCACCCTGCAAAGCAATGTCATTCACACGCACATCCATGCTGGTGCGCTTGTTGCCATCCTTGTCGGTGTACTCGCGCTGGCTGACACTTCCAGACACGGTAACGGCTTGACCTTTGGTTAGGTACTGCCCCAAGGCTTCGGCACGTTTGCCAAATAGTGAGCAAGCCCACCAGATAGTCGGCTTGTCCTTGCCAAGCGAATCGGCAACCGAAAAGGAGCAAACTGCATCCCCGTTTGGAAGGAATCGTTGCTCTGCATCTCTGCCCAATTGACCGGCGATAGTGATGTTGTTCATACTGTTTCTTTCGGAGTTAATTCGGCCTTGCGCTTGTCTTTCGCGCTTATCAATGATTCGTGGTGTACGTTGTCCAGCATGTTCATTGCGTGGGTGAAGTTGGTTTTCAGCAGTGCTAATGTCGCGCTGTTGCTGATACCTTTCAGGATCGCCGCAACGTCTGGTGCTGCGCGTTGTGGCTTGCAAGCTGCTTGCCCATCGTCATCCTCCGGGGCTATTCCGCAGGCCGTAATCAAGCTATACCGACGAGCATAGGTAAGCGCCGATCCGTAGCCTTGCGGGTCTTGCTTGGCGGCTGGAACGTGGAATTTTCCGCATCGCATTGACTCACCCGATACATGCAGGAAAACAGTCTCAACCGTCACGCCAGTGGCATCGTCGAAAGTCTCTTGGATAAGTGCGATGTCGTTGTCCAGCAATGCGCCTTCCACCGCGTCAATGCAAGCGCCTAAGTCGGCATACTTGCTGCGAAATGCTGGGTTCGTCTTGTCTTTCAGTGCGGGGCCAAATGCTTTCTTGGCGGCAATGAATGCTGCTGCTATAGCTTTCATCGTGGGTTCTCCTGTTGTGGTGGGAAGTTAATACCGGCCTGTTTGCAAATCCATGCAGCGAAGTGGTAGGCCGTGTCCGACTCCATGCACATCGCATATACGTCTGCATCGCTTGGCGTGTCTGCGTTGTGCTGTTCACGCATGGCGCGAAGGTGCTGGCCTGCGCTGCGGTTGATGCGCTCTGACACTACTTTTTCAGCGTCTGCACACATTGTTCCGATGGTCATCACATCCCCCTTGAAAGTTTCCATGCACTGCGCACGGCGTTTTTGATAGTCCAGCCGCAATCACGGCGTAAACGGTACAAATTAAAAAAGGTTTTCATGATTTCCCCGTTGCTTTATTGATTGCTGCTCTGGCCTTTGACATATCCAATTCATCAAAGCACGTTCCATGATTAACGAATGACAACAAAGCCTCAAGCAAATCAGGCGCTGCAAGAACAAGATCATGATTCGCTTTATTCTCATCACTCCATTCGCCATACGGTTCTGGATCATCATCTTCTATGTCGTACGCCTGGATGTACGCAATTGATTCTTTTCCATCACTACCGTCGTATTTGATAACCCACCCAAATGGGCTTAATAATCCCAATGACTTCCATGGGCCAGGCGTGTGTTTTATAGTCATTTCAAAAGTCCTTCACAAATCCAGATCAACCAAATAGCGCAAACGATTGAAGCGCCGGTCATTACCACCCGGTCGGCCCAATCAATCGGGCGGGTGTTTAAGTCGGTGTAATGTTGGCGCCTCATGCTTCGCTCCTTGCGTCTGCGCGGTCAATCTCGCTGCACTCACGCGCAAATGCGACTGCTTCCAAGCACTTTTCTTCAAAGAAGGTGATTGAAGCATCGCTGCACCAGTCAAGAATCTCAAAGTTCCCCGCCATCACTGAATAAACGTCTGCGCTCTCTGGCGTGTGCGGGTCATGGTGTGTAGCCGGTTCGTAGGGCTGATAATCAAATTCGATGACCAGATCACCGTCATCCGTTGTGTAAGTTGTTTTCATGCTTTTTCTCCACAAATAAAACCGTTTGCTTCGTCAACCATTTGCACATCCAATTCGCTAAAACCCGCATCAACCATCTTCGATGCGATCACATTGAACAGGTCTAGCAAGTCGTCGCAAGTTAGCGTTTCGATCTTGCGGATTGCGTTAATGGCGAAATCTGTTTGAGTCATATCGAACCCCTTTAGACGTAAAAAAACCGCATCAAGTGCGGGATTGAATTGATTGCCAGCAGGTCGCATAAAGCAGCGTACTTTTCCGCATCAAACTAGGTTTGTTTTGCCCAAGGTGCTGACACTCGGGCGCTGCTGGCAATCGAAAAGGTTGATGCATGAGCCTTCGGAATATCCACAGACTGAAGGGCAGATTGGTTAAAAATTACTCACGCATCAAGGAATCTGACAGAGCGCCCGTGATTGGGTAACTTAGGAGCCGTTTTCTCAGGTTGATTAACCCTGTCAGATTTCTTGATGCTCCTATTGCTAGGAACAGTGCAGCGGTCTTATATGGTGTTACCGTCTGCATGAATTACTCTCTTCACTGCTATATATGCTTCGTGAGCCAATTGAGCAGTCTCATAAACCCCTATCTGCATGACTCGTCCTTCAATGCAAATTTGCGCCCGATATTTATTGCGCTTTTTGCAAACCCCAAGCAGTCCAGTTGCGTTATCAGTTCTGGCGGCTTTTTTGTTCTGATGGTTTACAGCGCTAGTAACATCCCGCAAGTTACTTATGGAGTTGTTTGATTTGTCACCATCTATGTGGTCGATCTGATGATCCGGGATGACGCCAAACTCATACAGCCATGCAAGCCTATGAGCTAGATAGAACATTCCATCAACTTTTATTTGCCGATAACCGCTTGCTTTAGTTGTCCCTGCAATTGATCCGTATTGCTTGTAGTTTTTCATGGCCCCAATCCATGTAAAACATCCGTTTGTCTTGTCGTACAACAAAACACATTTGAGTCTCTCTTGTGTAAGCATTGACTTCTTTCTGTAAAACAGAAGGGCACTGTCACAACCCTTGTGTTTTCCTACTCTCACGAGTAGGTAACTAAGCGACCTTGTATTCATTTCGCTATCTATCCCCGGCTTCAGGTGGCGGGGTTACCTCACGGCCATCTCTTTCGAGCTACCTTGCTTTGCATTTCTGCTGGCATGGCTGAATCATACATCAGATATCGGGAATGCGATACGAATAGGCGTAAAAAGGCGAAATAAATTAAAAATATTTTTTACAGGGCTGGAATCAGCTACTACTTCCGGGTGCTGCCTAGACCCTTGAACTGATAAATTTGCGCGGTGGCGACTATGCCGCTTTGATGTGTGATGTGTTTGGCAGCAATGCCCGAGCAGTTTTAAGAAGCATCTCGCGCTCTTGTGCTGGCAATGCTTTGAATAGTTGGACGATTTCTACTGTTCCCATATCTTCTTCCTCTCCCCCATAGACGATGTATTCAGGCGACACCATCAACGCCCTGGAAAACTGCATCAAGGCAACAGCTCCAAAATCCAGATTTAAAGACTCAATAGCTGATAGCGTGGATTGTTTGACAGCATCCACAGAGGCAACTAAGTCCTTTTGGCGCAATCCGCGCTCTGTTCTCAGTCTTTTGATTCGTTGGCCTATGTTTTCCATATTGACAGTATGGGTCATTGATTTTTCGCAATCATCTTTATCTGATATCAGAAACCCGATACAATCGGGGTATGAAAACATCAGACGCAATAAAACACTACCTCACCCAAGCCAAATTGGGTGCAGCACTTGGCATTAAGCAGCACAGCATTTCTGGATGGGGAGAACACCCACCAGCACTGCGACAACTGCAAATTGAGCATTTGACTCAAGGAAAGCTAAAAGCCTCCAAGAAGATCATGCCAAAGGTTAATCGCCACTCCGATAAAGATAGTTGCGAAAACGCAAAGATTCAAGGCTGATCGTTTAACCATATGTCTATTCATACATGGTCATGCGGCACACCAAAGAGCCAAAACAACGCCTTCACGCTGCCACCTAAGCACACACCTCTCACAAAAGGTCAGATTGATTACAAGGTGCGGATTCTGCGCGAGTCCGTTGCAGAACGTACTGCACAGGTGCTTAAAAAGAACCGCGACACCTTCGTTATCACCACTCAAGCAAGCAAAGACCGAACCGCCGCCATTACTGGCAAATCAATCTATCTAGGACGCACCTTATGAAAACCCAATGCGAAACCATCGGAAAGCTGTTGCAACGTAAACGCGGTGTCACTTGCTTGGAAATGATTGAGATGGCATTCACAACCACCCCAACGCGCCGGTTGTCTGATCTGCGTGAGATGGGATGGACTATCACCAAGAAGCCAGTGCTAGGTCAGCACTACTTTCGATTTTTTGGCATTGCGCCAAAAGCAAAAACCCCGGTCAATTCGCGTTGATCCAGGGCCTTCTATCAGAACCAAAGGGAACTTGATTATGAGTAAGAAAATTTTACCAGACATTGATTATTTAAAAAAACTGCTTGACTACGACTGTAAGTCTGGCGTTTTTTATTGGGCAAAAACATTAAGCAATAGAGCAAGGAAGGGGTCTATTGCCGGGTCTACCTGCAAGTCTGGGTATGTGCGCATAGCAATTGCAGGAGAAATGTACTCAGCCCACAGGATTGCATGGGCCATCCATCATGGCGACACTGATTTAGAAATAGATCATGTTGATGGCGCAAAAGGCAATAACAAGCTATCCAATTTGCGACTAGCTACACGATCGCAAAACATGGCGAATGTCGGAATAACAAGAAGCAATGCATCTGGATTTAAGGGCGTCAGCTTCCATAAAAGAGCCAAAAAATGGGTTGCATCGGGGCGTGTTGATGGGGTTAGGAAATACATAGGATTATTCGAAACTCCGCAAGATGCACACGTTGCCTACATTGCTTCTGTAGCCAACCAGTATGGTAATTTTTTCCAATCTGGCGGTGTGCAATGAACGATTACGCATCATTCATTGATGCCAAATCATCAGAGAACATTGAGACTGGTTTCGAGCCAAACGAGCTAGGCGATCACCTATTCGACTTTCAATCGTCCATTGTTGAATGGGCTTGCAAGCGTGGCCGTGCTGCGATCTTCGCGGATACAGGGCTTGGCAAGACTGCAATGCAAACCGAGTGGGCGCGTCAAGTGTCTGAGCATACTGGCGGCATGGTGTTGATTGCAGCGCCTTTGTGCGTGGCCCAGCAAACAGTTGAAGAAGCTGCCAAGTTCGGCATTCACATTCAATATTGCCGCAAGCCCGAGGATATTAAGTCCGGCACGATGATTGTCATCACCAATTACGAGATGCTGGAACACTTCAACCCCGACGAGTTCGTGGGCGTGGTGCTGGACGAATCATCCATCCTGAAAAACCAAACAGGCAAAACACGCGCTCTCATTATTGAGATGTTTCGGCGCACTCCGTACAAACTGAGCTGCACCGCTACACCATCGCCCAACGATCACATGGAGCTTGGCAATCAAGCTGAGTTCTTGGGCGTGATGACTGCGGTTGAAATGCTGGCAATGTACTTCGTGCATGACGGCGGGGACACATCGCAATGGCGGCTCAAAGGCCACGGCAAGACGCGCTTCTGGGAGTGGATGAGTACGTGGGCCATTTGCATTCGCAACCCTGCTGATCTTGGCTTTGATGGTTCGCGCTACGTCCTACCGGGACTGCAAATGCACGAGCATATTGTGGAGTCTAACGAGGCGCTGGATGGTCAGCTATTCGCAGGATTGGCGCAAACCCTGACAGAGCGCCGCGATGCTAAACGCAAGAGCCTGGACGAGCGCATCAAGCTGGCGGCTGATTTGGTCAACAGTCATAACCGGCCTGCAATCGTCTGGTGCCACCTGAATGACGAATCAAAAGCACTGACTGCCGCCATTCCCGACGCAATCGAAGTCACTGGATCAATGACGCTGGACGAAAAAGAACGCGCTGTGATGGCTTTCACGCATGGATCGCGCCGGGTACTGGTTTCCAAGGCTTCGATCTGCGGGATGGGCATGAATTGGCAACATTGCAGCGATATGGTTTTCGCTGGATTGGATGACTCTTACGAGAGATTCTACCAAGCCATTCGCCGATGCTACCGGTTTGGTCAACACAAGATTGTCAATGTGCATCTGGTATCGGCTGAATCAGAAGGCGCAGTCAAAGCAAATTTAGAGCGCAAGCAGTCACAGGCTGACGACATGGCGCAGAGCATGGTCAACCACATGCGCGAACTCACTCAACAAAAAATCAAAGGGGCAACAATGGAAAAGAGCGAATACAAGCGCGATATAGCACAAGGCGAAGGCTGGATGGTTCACTTGGGCGACTGCGTAGAAGTGGCGCGGGAAATGCCTGATAACTCCATTGATTACAGCGTGTTTTCACCGCCATTTGCCAGTCTGTACACCTACAGCAACAGCGACCGCGACATGGGCAACTGCAAGTCAACCAGCGAGTTCTATGAACATTTCCGCTTTCTGGTGAAAGAGTTGCTGCGCGTGGTTAAGCCTGGTCGCCTATTGTCATTTCATTGCATGGACTTGCAGACTAGTAAATTCCGTGATGGCGTTATTGGCTTGCATGACTTCACTGGCGAATTGACGCGCATGTTCACCGAGGAGGGGTGGATTTATCACTCCAAGGTGACGATCTGGAAAGACCCGGTAACAGCCATGCAGCGCACAAAAGCATTGGGATTGCTGCATAAAACAATCCGAAAAGATTCCAGCATGAGCCGCCAAGGTATTGCCGACTACCTGGTAACGGTTCGCAAGCCGGGTGAAAACATGGAGCCAATAAGCCACACGCACGAAACATTCCCGGTCAGCAAGTGGCAGAACTACGCGTCACCCGTGTGGATGGATATAAACCCGTCAAGAACCCTGCAATATAAGACCGCCAGGGCATCGGATGACGAGCGCCATATCTGCCCATTGCAGCTTGATGTGATTGAGCGAGCAATGGAGCTTTGGAGCAACCCCGGCGATCTGGTGTTCTCCCCGTTTACCGGCATTGGCTCTGAGGGTTACGTGTCGATTGAGATGGGCCGCAAGTTCGTTGGCTCTGAACTCAAGCGCAGCTATTGGGAGTTGGCAAAGCGCAATCTGAGCGAAGCGCGTGAGCACCAAGCATCTGGACTGTTCGCAGCCGAAGAATTAGAGGCTGCGTGATGGCAAGAATTCGGACGATAAAACCCGAGTTCCCTCAATCTGAATCTATGGGTCAATGCACCCGTGATGCCAGATTGACGTTTCTCCTGCTTTTCACAATGGCCGATGACTCGGGGAGGCTTCGCGGGAATTCGCGAATGCTCGCGAGCCTTCTATACCCATACGACGACGACGCAAAAAAACACATTGATTCGTGGTTGGGTGAGTTGGATAAAGTTGGTTGCATCCAGCGTTATCAGGTGGATGGAGACTCTTTTTTGTCTATCAATAAATGGGGGGTTCATCAAAAGATAGATAAACCAACACCGTCAAAACTACCAACTCCACCCGAATCCTCGCGAATCCTCGCGAATCCTCGCGAATCATCCAGCAGGGTCGCGGATTCTCCATCTGCGGATAGGAAGGGAATGGAAGGGAATGTATCAGCACCGCCTGATGGCGTATCAGCATCAGTTTGGCAAGACTTCCAGAAACACCGCAAAGCAAAGAAAGCCCCAATCACCGACACCGTGATTGCAGGAATCAAGCGCGAGGCTGACAAAGCGGGATGGACGATGGAAAACGCAATTGTGGAAACATGTTCACGCGGTTGGACTGGATTTAATGCTGATTGGGTTTCTGGAAAACAGCCAGACACACGAGGCGTACTGGCGGGGGCGATATGAAGGGGCACGAAAACATCATTGCTCTGCGCATGCAAGGCCACAAACCAAAGATCGTGTTCCTAAACGACTACCCGTGTGAAACCGATTGGTTTGAACATGGCGACCAGGCCACTGTCTGTACGCATCACGATTTCATGGGGTCACTTGACCTGCGCTTCCTTGTTGGACTGACTGTAAGTATCAGCGCCACGTCTGAGAGCCGCGCAAAGGCACTTTTTGAGCGAGTTAAGCAGGCAGGTGCGGGGGTAGTAGCAGCGTGCCATGTTAAGCCCGATAAACACCAATTTGACCAAGACGGATGGATGCAGATTTTTAGAAAAGAGGCTGCGTAATGGCTGAGTACCTGACAGACGAGATTGATTTCGCCGCGTACCTGAAAGACACGGACGCGAAAAGCAAGGTAAAGCCAGCGAGCGACTTTGTGCAAGACGCAAAAGAGAGGCTGCGCAGTCGTGCGAAAGCAAAACGGACTTACCTGCCGTGGCCCAAGTGTAATGAGTCGTTTGAGTTTCGCCGTGGTGAAGTCACGGTATGGGCGGGGCAAAACGGACACGGCAAAACCGATGTGACCACACAGATTGCTTTAAGCCTTGTTGGACAAGATGAAAAGGTGTGTGTTGCTTCGTTTGAAATGCGCCCTGTAACCACCATTGGCCGCATGGTTCGCATGTTCGCCATGACAAACCCATTCAGCCCAGAGTTTCAGGGCGATGACGGATTGAACCTGCTGGATACGCTCTACGACGAATTTGGCGTATGGAGCAATGGCCGAATGTGGCTCTATGACCAGACCGGAACAGCGCACCCTGAAACAGTTCTGGGAATGGTCAAGTATTGCGCCCAGGAGCTTGGTATCACGCACATTTTCATTGACTCACTTATGAAGTGCGTGAAGGCCGAGGATGACTACAACGGGCAAAAGAGCTTTGTAGATCAATTGTGCGCAATGGCAAAAGACTGTGATGTGCATATACACCTAGTCCACCACCTGAAAAAGCCAGCCAAAGAGGGTGATATGCCTGACAAGCACGACACCAAGGGCAGCGGCTCGATCACCGACCAGGTGGACAACCTTTTCATGGTGTGGCGCAACAAACCCAAAGAGGACTCAATCCGCGCCAACGGAAGCCAGAGCAATAAGCAGACCGATCCTGACAGCTACCTACTTTGCAGAAAGCAGCGCAACTATGAGGGCAGCGCAGACGGTGAGCCCATGATTTCACTTTGGCGGCATTGGGATGCTGGTGATTTTGTGGCAGAGGCTGGCGCCCGTGCGCAGTTCTTTGGCAATTACCCCCATGTGGAGTCTATGTAATGCATGACACCTTATCAAGAAATGTTCCTTTTGCACTTAATAGAAATTGCAACGGGAGCGCAGAGAAATTTGCCACCGCAAAAAGCAACAGCGTGGGAGATGGCCCAGAAATACGCGCAGATCGACCCGCACCAGCTTGCGGATATGCCGGAACTACTGACGCGCTCCATGCGGGAGTTGCAAGGCTTGAACGACTGCGCAAAAACTACCACGCAGCAGGGAAGTTGATCGAAGCAAAAGCCATTGCACGGGCAATTTGTGTGCTGCGAAAGGGGGAGGAATGAGAATTTTAATATCTTGCGAATATTCAGGCCGCGTCCGTGATGCATTCATCCGGGGGGGGCATGACGCCATGAGTTGCGACCTGCTACCCACTGAAGTATCTGGGCCGCACTATCAGGGCGACCTGCGCGACGTTATCAATGATGGATGGGACTTAATGGTGTGCCACCCACCTTGCACACACCTGGCAGTCTCTGGTGCGCGTCACTTCGCTGCCAAGCTGGAATCTGGTGTACAGCAAGAAGCATTGGAGTTTGTTCGCATGTTGCTGAATGCACCAATCCCGCGTATTGCGCTGGAAAACCCAATCAGCATCATTTCAAGCCAGATCAGAAAGCCTGACCAGGTAATCCAGCCTTGGATGTTTGGACATGGTGAGGTCAAGGCGACTTGCTTGTGGCTAAAAGGTTTGCCGAAACTCTACCCGACCAACATTGTCCAAGGGCGTGAGGCACGGGTTCACAAGATGCCACCCGGACCTAATCGCTGGAAAGAGCGCAGCAGGACGCTGGAAGGCGTTGCACAAGCAATGGCAGACCAATGGGGCAACGTGCGCCAGATGGAGATTGCAGCATGAAAGCCTGCAAAGTATGCAAACAGCAATTCCAGCCCACAAAGCCCATGCAAAAGGTATGCGGGTTCGATTGCGCACTATCCCTCGCTATCTCAGAACGTGCCAAGGCTGTCAAGGTTGAGCAAGTCAAAGAGCGCAGGCAAGACAAGGTACAGCGCGAAAAGCTGAAAAGCAAGGCTGACTATGCACGGGAGGCGCAGACAGCATTCAATTCGTTTATCAGGGCTAGGGATGCTGACAAGCCATGCATATCCTGCGGCAAGCACCACAACGGGCAATACCACGCGGGACATTTCCTATCGGTGGGCGCACGGCCTGAACTGCGGTTTGAGGAACAAAACGTGCATAAGCAGTGCAGCGTTTGCAACAACCACCTAAGCGGAAACATCGTCATGTACCGCATGGCGCTGGTGAAGCAATTCGGCCTGCAATTGGTTGATTGGCTGGAGTCGCACCATGAGCCGAAACGCTACACAAAAGAAGATTTGATAGAGATAAAAAAGCATTACATTACCCGCGCCAAGGAGTTGCATGACTGATCCGAATATCGCGGTGGACTACATCATAAAGAACTCCGAGAAGTTCGCGCAAGCAAAAGCCGCACGAATCTATCTTGAAGGATTCGCCAAGACCAAGAAGGCGTTATTGATGGCGCAAAGCGACGATAAAGCCGCAAACGCACGAGAGCAGTACGCCTATGCCCATGTGGAGTATCAGCAACTCCTAGAGGGCTTGAAGGCTGCGATAGAGGTGGAGGAAACTTTGAAATGGCACATGGAAGCCGCAAGGATGAGAGTGGATATTTGGCGCACAGAGCAAGCATCTAACCGAAACCAAGATAGGGCGACACGATGAAAACACTAGATACAGGCGGCGGCTTCGTTCGCGTACATGGAACTGAGGCGCGTGTATGTGAACTTATTGCAAAGCGTCAGGAATTTGGCCTTGCAAAGTACGGGCTTACCGTAGAGGGGAACCCGCTACCGCTTCGTCAGTGGCTTGTTCATGCGCTGGAGGAGAGCCTAGACCAGTCGATATACCTGGCGCGAGCAATTGAAGAAATTGATAAGAAACAGGACGATGGCCGCTAATGCTGAAAAAAGACAAACCCGTAAAGTTCACACGTCCCATGTCAACTATGCGGGTTGTTTTACTCGCTGTTGAGCATGGCTTTGAGTCGCAGGCTGACATAGTGGACGAGACCAAGCTGTTGGTCGGTCAGGTGCGTTCAGCACTCTGGAACTTAACCTACATCGGCGTTGTTAACCGTGACCGTGACGCCAATGGGCGGTCGGTGTACTTGATACCGGGCAGGCAATATGGGGTTGCGCAGTGTCTCAGGGGTGTGCGTTCGATCTTTGATGTGAAGTAACAAATGATTGTTGTACATGGTGAGAAATATTCCGATGCTCAAGGGTACATAGACAAGCATGGGCATAAATACTTCGACCACATAACTGACGGGCTTGTCATAAAGGATGGAAGGCCATGCAGGAGTTACAAGCAAGGGCGAGAGCTTCAAGATGGGTTAGCTAGTCTTATGCGTGGTGAGCCTTTACCAATATTGAAAATTGGCACATCGAGTGGTCACAACACAAGATAAAATACAGATGGCCTAGGCCTGATGTTCTTGCCCGCAAGGGACGTGTTGTGACCACGGAGAGCATTAGACCTAGGCCTTTTGCTTTTCAGCGTCAGGGCGCGTAATCGGTGAAGCTAATGCACCATGTCACGGTGGCACCCATAAAGTGATGGCGCTTCACTGACACCCCCGGCGCCTCAGCGTTTCCTAGCGACTGACAAAACGAGCAACTCATACTGACAGGTAGATTGGCCCACTTAACAGGGCGCTCGATAGTTTGAATAGGACACTTCGGTGCGCAGTAGACCTCAATGGTTGGCTGGTAGTCTCTAAGCTAGATCATCCAATTGATGGTTTCAGGAGACTCGGGGGTGTCCTATGTCTAAAAACAATCCTTTACCAATGCCTAAACTTTAAGCATCGAACAATCCCATTGGAACTCGCATGATTACCGACAAACTGCCGAAAAGTGGCAAACAAAAGAACTTAACAGGTGGCAGCCGCAAGGGTGTACCAAACAAATCCACCGGAGCCATCAAGGACATGATCCTGACCGCGTTAAGCAATGCGGGAGGGGCAGAGTACCTAGAGCGCCGTGCAAACGATCCTAAGACCGCTGCGGCCTTCCTTGGGCTGGTGGGTAAGGTCTTGCCGTTGCAGGTAACGGGCGCTGATGGTGATGCGCTAAACATTCAGTTCAATGTCAAGTTTGATTAAGAAGGATTTAGCGTTTCCCAAGGCGCTACAGTTTCTTTTCAAGCCTTCGCGCTACAAGGTTGCAAGGGGAGGGCGTGGGTCGGGTAAGTCGTGGAGCTTTGCCCGTGCCATCCTGTTCCTATGCGCTAAACAACAAACCCGCGTACTTTGCACCCGTGAAGTGCAGAAATCAATTCAGCAATCAGTTCACCAGCTTCTAAGCGATCAGATTGAGGCTATGGGCATGGGTGCGCTGTTCACCGTCTTGAACACTGAGATTCGCGGCCCTAATGGGTCATGCATCTACTTCAGCGGCTTGTCAGACGTTACAGCTACAGCCTTGAAGTCGTTCGAGGGGGTTGACATTTGTTGGTGCGAAGAAGCCCAGGCTATCAGTGCGAAGTCATGGAAAACGCTAGTGCCAACGATTCGCAAGGAAGGCTCAGAGATTTGGGTGACGTACAACCCTGAGCTTGAATCAGACCCAACGCATCAAATGTTTGTGGTCAATCCACCGCCTGATTGCGTGTCCGTGCTGATGAACTGGCAGGACAACCCCTACTTTCCCGAGGTGCTGAAAGAAGAACGTAGTCACGCTGAAAAGACCATGAAAGCGGAGGAATATCGCAACGTGTGGGAGGGTGAGTGCCTTCCCGCGGTAACTGGTGCTATCTACTTTGATGAGGTGGCAACGGCAGAGCGTGAAAGCAGAATCCGTGATGTGCCAAATGATCTGATGCTGAAAACACACGCTGTATGGGACTTGGGATGGAACGATTCAATGTCTATCATCCTTGTACAACGGTCAGCCAGTGAGTTGCGCATCGTGGATTACATCGAGGATTCGCATAGAACCTTGGCTGATTACGCGCTGCAATTGAAGAACATGAATCTCAATTGGGGTGTGCATTACCTGCCGCACGATGGGTTTCACAAGGATTACAAGACCGGCAAGAGTGCGCAGGAAATCCTAGAGGCTTTGGGCTGCGCTGTTGAGCAGACTCCAAACATGGGCATTGAGGAAGGTATCAAGGCAGCACGTATGACCTTCAGCCGCGTCTACTTCGACAAGACCAAGGCCAAGCGCCTTATTGAGTGCTTGAAGCGTTACAGGCGGCATATCAACCGTCAGACGAATGAAGCTGGTTCAGCATTGCACGACGAATTTAGTCACGGGGCCGACGCTTTCCGATATGCGGCAATCGTTGCTGATGCGCTGGGCAACAGTTCAGGCAGTGTGAAGCCTATTGCCTACCGCAAGACCTACCTCGCCTAGCCTTTACCACTTTTGATAATGCCAACAAGCTAAACGCAAAGGGGTATGAATGTCTGACAAGATGGATGACGAGGATTTGCTGGAAATCCTGCAACGCCGGGAAGATGCAGCCTCTCACTACATCCATGGGCAATTAGGTTCTGAGCGTGAGCAATCCCTTAGAGAATACTATCGCCAGCCATACGGGAATGAGGTTGATGGTGAATCGCAGATCGTCGCATCGGACGTATCTGATTCCGTCGAGTGGATTCTTCCAGCACTGCTCAAGACCTTCACCAGCACCGACAAAGCGGTGTCGTTTGAGCCTAATACGGCAAAAGACGTTAAAGGCGCTGAACAAGCAACAGATACCTGTAACTACGTTTTCTATAAGCAAAACAACGGCTTTCTAGTCCTCTACACCGCACTGAAAGACATGCTGACTATCCGCAATTGCGCGGTGATGTGGCGCAAGGAAACCAGCGAAACCGTTAGCAGTGTGCCATTCAAAGGCGCCAGCGAAGAAATGTTGGCGATGATGCTGCAAGAGTCTGAAGATTCTTCGATTGAGCAAGCATCACCCGCACCGGTATTGGACGAACAAGGCCAGCCGCAGATTGATCCCTACACAGGTCAGCCTGTCATGGGCTACAACGGCCGCATGAAAAAGACGGAGAAGCGCACGATTGTGAAGGTCGAAGCGTTCGCCCCAGAGGATTTGCTGATTGATCGGGATTGGACAAGCCCACTGCTGCAAGACTGCCCTTATGTCGCACGATTGATGCGTGTCACGCTGACAGAATTGAAGATGATGGGCTTCAAAGACGTTACCGCGGCTGAGTTGCGCGGTAGTGACCAGATCGGCAATCCATCTACACGCCTATCCAACATCAACCAGCTAGACCAGCAATCCATTGTTGGCTACGACGATCAAGACGAAGATGATGATGCGCTGGCTACCGGCTGGCTGCGCATTGAGTACGTGCTAGCGGATGCGGACGGTGATGGCATTGCAGAGCGTCTGTGCATCTACCGCTTGCAGGACAAGATTCTTTCGCAAGAAGTTTGCAGCCATGTGCCAATCGCCACATCTAGCCCCATCCTGAATGCGCACCGATGGGATGGCATGAGCATGGCAGATGCTGTGTCTGACTTGCAAAAGCTGCACACCGAGCTATTGCGCCAGACGCTGAACAATCTGTACTTGACCAACAACCCGCGCACTAAGGTGCTGACGGATGCCAATTGGAGTCCACTTGCGAACATTGATGATTTACTGGATAGCAGGGCGGGTGGCGTTATTCGTCAGAGGGACATTAACGCGATTACTGAGCAAGTAATTCCTTTCTCTGCTGGCGCTTCAATGCCCATGCTGGAGTATGTGCAGTCGATGCGGGAAAACCGGACGGGTGTATCACGCACCAGCCAAGGATTGAACCCGGACAGCATGAACAACACGGCAACGGGCCGCGCAATGGATATGTCAGCCGCAATGCAGCGCGTGGAACTGATTGCCCGTATCGTCGCTGAAACGCTGGTCAAGCCCATCTTCCAAGGCATCTTGAAGGTGTTGACGGATGGCGAGATGGAGAAGCTGGCATTTCGTTTGCGTGATGAGTTCGTGGAGTACGACCCAAATGAATGGCGCGACAGCTACGACATGACGATAAATGTCGGTCTTGGCACTGGCGACACGCAACAAAAGGCGCAGCAATTGATGATGATCGCGCAATTGCAGAAAGAGGGCATGGCGGTAGGTCTTGCAACCTCGCAACACCTGTACCACACCGGCAGCAAGATCATCGAGAACGCAGGGTTTAAGGATGTGCAGAACTTCCTGCAAGACCCACGCCGTGCGCCACCACAGCAACCACAGACACCGCTGCCGATCCAGTTGGAGCAGATGAAGATTCAGGCCGACGCACAAAAGCACCAAGCCGATGCGCAGTCCGACATTCAGAAATTCCAAGCTGAAACGCAAATGTCGCGTGAAGTGGAGCAGTTGAAAGCCACTGCCAAGCTGCAAGAGATTCAGGCCAGCCTGGAACTGCAAGCCGCGAACGATCAGCGCGATTCAGAGCGCGAGATGCACAAGGCAGCAATGGATATGCAGCTTGCCACGCAGCAGCTTGAGTTTGAAAAGTGGAAGGCCGAACTTGACGCACGGGTGAAACTGCGCGTTGCTGCTATCGGCAAGGAAGCGTCAGGCGACGAACTGATGAATGAGATGGAGGGCGAGATTGCAATGGGCAACGCTAACCCAATGGACAGATTGGCAGAAATGCACATGCAAACGCTGCAAATGATCGGTCAACTCGCTAACAACATGAACGCGCCAAAGATGATTGTCCGTGACCAAAACGGCAAGGCCATCGGCGTACAAGGGGCGCAATAAATGAGTGATAACACCACACTAAACCCCGGTGCTGGCGGTGACGTTGTAGCCGCTGATGATGTTGGCGGGGTCAAGTACCAAGTCGTAAAGCTCGACCTCGGAGGCGATGGTGTAAGTTCTCCCGTTAGCGGTGCTTTGCCCGTTTCTGGCACGTTCTACCAAGCCACGCAGCCAGTAAGCGCAGCCGCACTGCCACTGCCAGCAGGAGCGGCGGCAGATGCTACGCTGGTGCTGTTGCAAACCTTGCTGACAACCATTGCGGGGTCAATCCAAGCCCATAACTCGCCATTCGTTGATGGCGCGGTGGGTCAGGTGATGCTTGCCAAGCGGAGAGATTCAGACAGCACAGCGGTTGCTGATGGCGACTTGAATATCCTCAACATGGACGAGGAAGGGCGTTTGAAAGTTGCAAGCAAGCCAGCCAGCTACGCGGCAACCGTTGGCAACGTCACCAGCGCAACCAGCACCGTCCCTTGCAATGCCGAGCGATTCAGTAACTTGATGATTCACTGTACTGGAACTTTCGCCGGGGCAAACTGTACTTTTGAGGGCTCGCTGAATTCAACCAATGGCGTAGACGGCAATTGGTTTGCAGTGCAGGCAATTCGCTCGAATGCCAATACCATCGAAACGGTCACAGGTGTTCTAGCTGCTGCTCCGGCCTACGCTTGGGAACTGTCGGTTAATGCCTTGAAGTATTTCCGCATCCGTGCAACCGCGTGGACAAGTGGAACACAGGTCTGGACGATGATCCCCGGCACCTATGCGACTGAGCCGATCCCCGGCGCACAGATCAGCGGCACTCAACCTGTCTCTGGCTCTGTCACTGCCACACTCGCAGCAGCGGTCGTCCGTGCAGGCTTTGTCGCTGGTGCTGCAATCTGGTACGACGATAGTGCGGTGGTCTTAGCTGGCGCGGCAACATTCACCGGCACATCACGCGATTTGACCGTGACCGCCACAGCCACCGCAATGGCGAACGCTGCTACCTACGTTAAAGAACTGCGCGGATCTGCTGAATCGGATCAGTCGGGAACGCTATGGCTAGAAGTCTCGCGGGATAACACCAACTGGCGCAGGGCCAAATCTGTCTCGACAGCAGCGGTCACGGGTGGAGGCCAGTACGCGGAGATTGTGCATCGTCCTAGTTGGCGGTATGCGCGATTCGGCTTCACCAACGGCGCGACTTTGCAAACACGCTTCTCCCTTGGCTCTATCGTTCTGGCGGCATAAATCATGGATTTCCCAATCTGCCCACTGTGCAATCAACCTGTAGACACCAACACCGAGGCGCACGTCACAGAGAAGGACGGCACGGTGAAGCACCACGTCTGCCCGGTATCTGAGGGCTAATCTGTGCTGCTCTTACTCCGGTCACTGCTGGATGTTCAGGCGGTAGAGCCTCCGGTTGTAGATACACCAAGCTACACAGCAGAGGTCGAACTTAGTCGCAAGTGGTACGTCAAGCGCAAGAAGCAAATCCTTGTGTTCGATACCGCACAGCAGGCCGACGCTTTCATTGATGCTGAACAGATCGCAGAGCAAGCGATTGAACAGGCGCAAAGAACGTCACGCAGGGCGCGTAAACGGCTGCGGGAGCGCGTATTCAAGGTCGAAGGTGTATTGCCTGCTGACACGGTAGATATTGACCTTCTAGGCGCTTTGGTGGATCGCTACCAGATGCCGGTCAACCTGCCGCAACTGATAGCGCAGCAAGACTTTGAGCGTGTGATGCAGATCATGGCCTTGGCGCTTGAGATGCAGGACGAGGACGATGTAGAGATGCTGCTACTCATGTAGCCCTTTACCTAAACTGACAATAACCCAACTTGAAGGATTGAAATGGCTCTGACTATTCTGAAAACCGGCATTAGCATCACCACATCTGGCACATCGGCAGGCGCTACGTTGCCAACTTCGTCATCGGGTGCGGTGGCGCTGTATATCCGCATCGCAGTGACCGTTGCAGCTTATGTTCGCATTGGAACTGGTGCGCAAACTGCTGTGACGACTGACATGATGCTGATACCCGGCGACTCTGTAGTCGTGGCAACCAATGGAAACACGCACATTGCTGCGATCCAAGTAGCTGCGGCGGGTGTAGTGCAAGTCAGCCCCGTGGATGGTCTGTAATGCCAGTCGTTACACCGCTCACAACCGGGGTAACAGTCACATCCACCGGGACTAGCGTTCAATCACCACTGCCTGACAGTGGCGACGGTGGCATTGCTAGGTTCGTGGTGTTCGCTGCGACTGCACCGTGTTATCTAAGTTTCGGGCCATTTCCCGCGACTACGGGCGACCTGCTATTGCAGCAAGGCGACTCTATCGGTTTGAACGTCAGCGGTGTGTACTGCTTTAACGTCTTGAGTGTATCGGGTACGGCAAAGGTAACAGCAAGCCCGAATGAGATTGGCAGCGGTGCAGAGCGCACTGCTTTGGCGCTGCTTGCTCGGTATGGAACATCTGCCCATGTGTACCTCCCCGGCGTAGGCGTCTTGAACGGCCTCCAAGCGGCTAACTTCTTAGACAGCGCAGGCACGACGCAAGGCACAGTGGATCAGCCTGTAGGGTTGGTGCTGGATGCGGAGGGGAGTGTGGGTGCGGATGTTGTCATAAATGGCACCTTTGACAACGCATC